GTTCATTTATAAATTATGGAGTTTTACAATGTCTGCAAAATCTAAAGTATTAGCTTACCTTTCAAAGGACAGCGCTTATAACACACTAACAGCTGCTAAGATGCAATCACTGTTTGGTGTTCAAAACCCTTCAGCAACTATTGATACTTTGCGTAAAGAAGGTCACGCTATCTATTTGAATACACGCATTAATGCAAACGGTGAGAAAGTTTCTTTCTATCGTTTAGGCACACCAACTAAGCGTATGGTTGCCGCTGGTATCTTGGCACTACGCCAACACGGTATCAACACATTCGCCTAATTTATAGGCGTTTCACTAGATGAGGAGAGATATATATAAGTATCTCTCCTCTTTTTATTTTATGGATATACTATGGAAATCAAAGTTAAAATTGATGATTTGAAACAGAATAAACTTTTCGTGGCAACACCAATGTATGGTGGCATGGCTCACGGAATGTATGTAAAGTCTTGCCTTGATTTGCAAGCAGTTATGACACGATACGGTGTTGAAACTAAATTCTCTTTTCTATTCAATGAATCTCTAATTACCCGTGCAAGAAACTATTTGGTAGATGAATTTCTCCGTTCAGATTGCACACATTTATTGTTCATTGATTCGGACATTCACTACAACCCACAAGATGTTATCGCATTGATGGCATTAGATAAAGATGTTATTGGTGGTCCCTATCCTAAGAAGTCTATTAATTGGGGTGCTGTAGCATCAGCTGCTCGTAAACATCCTGATATGGAACCTAAAGAACTTGAAACATTGGTGGGTGAATATGTTTTCAATGTGGTAAAAGGTACCTCACAATTCTCCGTTACAGAACCACTTGAAGTTATGGAAATTGGAACAGGCTTTATGATGGTTAAACGAGATGTGTTTAAGAAGATGGAAGAAGCTTATCCAACTATTCGTTATAAACCAGACCATGTTGGTCAAGCCAACTTTGATGGTACACGATACATTCACGCATACTTTGATACTGTGATTGATACTAAAGATAGTATTACTGGTGGTGGTTCAGAGCGTTATCTAAGTGAAGATTATATGTTCTGTCAAATGTGGCGTAAGATTGGTGGAGAAATCTATCTATGTCCTTGGATGAAAACACAACACATTGGTACATATGCCTTTACAGGTAATATGCCTAAGATTGCACAATACACAGGTAAATTATGATTATAGGTTTGGTTGGGTTTATCGGCTCAGGTAAAGGAACTGTTGGTGACATCCTTGAACAAAAAGGATTTGTTAAAGACAGTTTCGCCAAACCACTTAAAGATGCTTGTGCTGTAATCTTTGGATGGCCAAGAGAACTACTTGAAGGTGATACAGAAGTATCTCGCAAGTGGCGTGAAGAACCTGATGCTTTCTGGAGTGAAAAATTTGGTAAAACATTCTCTCCACGCCTTGCCCTACAACTGATGGGAACAGAGGCAGGTAGAAATGTATTTCATCAAGATATTTGGGTTACATCATTACTCAATCGCTCAAAAGGTAAAAATGTTGTTGTTACCGATGTTCGTTTTGAGAATGAGATTAAATTTATTCAAGACAATGGTGGTATCATTATTCGTGTTAAACGAGGTGATGAACCTGAGTGGTACCAAGATGTTTTGAATGTGAAGGCTGGACCAAAGAATATGAATTATTCATTAAGTAAAAATAAACTGAATAAGTTGGGTATTCACCAGTCTGAAACCGATTGGATTGGTTCTGAGTTTGACTATGTGATTGGAAACAACGGAACTATTGATGATTTAGGTAATAAAGTGAATGAAGTATTGCAATTTATACGATAATGTAGTATAATTAAATTTGATTAACACGGAGTATATTATGAAACTATCTAACGATACATTGACTATTTTGAAGAACTTTGCTAGTATCAACCAAGGCATCGTATTCAAACAAGGCAAAACAATTAAAACAATTTCAACGAATAAAAACATTCTCGCTGAGGCAAACATCGCTGAAGAATTTGAAACAGAGTTTGGTGTTTATGACTTGAATAACTTTTTAACAGTTCTATCTTTACATAAAGAAGAACCAAACATTGAATTTGGTGATAAGATTGCCGTTATTTCTGGTCTAAACGGCCGTAGTAAATTGCAATATCGGTTCTGTGAACCATCTATGGTTGCAGCTCCGCCAAGTAAACCAATCGCTATGCCAGACGCTGAGATTTCATTTGAATTGTCTGATTCTGATTTGGATTGGGTTATTCGTTCCTCATCTGTATTGAGTTCACCAAACATCGCAGTTGTATCGGATGGTGCAAAGGTTTCTTTGTTGACATTTGATTCTACAAATGATTCAGCATCAACAAACACATTAGATATCACCGATGGTAACGGTTCTCGTTATAAGATGATTTTCAAAACTGAAGCACTGAAGATGATTCCTGGTTCTTACACAGTAAATATTTCATCTAAGGGTGTTGCACATTTCCGTAACAAAGCAAAAGATTTACAATATTGGATTACAACAGAAGCAGGCTCAACATTTACTGGAGCTTAATATGTTAGTCACATTTCAGAAGTTTTCTGGTGGCACAGTAGCAATTAATCCTAAATTTGTAATGATGGTTGAAGAATCTAAAAATGGTACTGACATTATTTTGTCTGATGGTGGTACCACTAAAGTAACGGATACATATTTGAATGTAGTTGGTATTATTCAAGGTCAATTACGCAATTGATTTTATTTTATATTATGAGGCTTTGTGATGGAACATTTATTGTGGACAGAGGCGTATCGTCCTAAAACTATCGCTGATTGCATATTGCCTGAACGGTTGAAGAAACCGTTTCAGGAGTATGTGAATCAAAAAAACATTCCCAATCTTTTACTATCAGGCGGTGCAGGTGTTGGTAAGACAACTGTTGCTAAAGCCATGTGTGAAGAAGTTGGTTGTGACTATATGGTTATCAACGGTTCTGATGAGAATGGTGTTGATGCTGTAAGAAACAAAATCAAAACTTATGCTTCGTCTATGTCACTATCTGGTGGTCGTAAGGTCATTATTATTGATGAGGCAGATTATCTAACACCAAATGCTCAAGCAATTCTCCGTAATGCTATTGAAGAATTCGCCAGCAATTGTTCCTTTATTTTCACCTGTAACTTTAAGAATCGTATCATTGACCCGTTACATTCTCGTTGTGCCGTCATTGAATTCTCTATGAAGAATGATGAGAAGGCAGAGATGGCTGGACAATTCTTCAAGCGTTTACAGTCAATTCTTCAAAGTGAAAATGTTGAGTTTGAACCTAAGGTTATTGCTGAACTTGTGAAGAAACACTTTCCGGATTTCCGTAGAGCAATTAATGAACTACAAAGATTCTCTAAGTTTGGTAAGATTGATACTGGTATTCTTGCACAGATTGGTGATGTATCAATTGACACGATTGTGAAGTTACTCAAAGAAAAAGACTTTGGTGCTATTCGCAAATGGGTTGCAACCACTGATGTTGATGCTACGACACTTTATCGTAAGCTGTATGATAATCTATATGAAGTGTTAAAACCACAATCAATTCCACAGGCCGTGGTTATTCTAGCTGACTATCAATACAAGCAAGCATTTGTTGCTGATGTTGAAATCAATACTGTTGCTTGTTTAACTGAACTAATGGTATCTGTGGAGTTCCAATGATTGATTTAATATTAAATACCTTTTCATGGATTAAAGATGACTGGATATCAAACCGCTTTCGTTTTATTGTTGAGTTGCTCGCTTGGTTTATTAGCATTGGTTGTAGCATTACCATGGCTCTTACTGTTCCCACACCGCCACTCCTTGTATTATATCCTATATGGATTACTGGCTGCGCTATGTATGCTTGGGCTGCTTATACTAGGAAATCATTTGGGATGCTTGCTAACTACCTCTTGTTAGTGACTATTGATACAATTGGTTTGGTGAGAATGTTATGAGTCCATTTGATTATGTAAATGCGATTCTACAATCTAAAAAGAATCTGATTGTAGATGATGAAACTGAATCCTCTTATTCACCATTTCTAGTTAATCGTGGTCTATCCTACCATATGGACATGATATCTTATGCAAATGAAATGAATCGCAGACACCATTTAGATAAGAAAATGCAGTTTGATTTTTTACTAAATACTGTCAGGTCTAAGAAAAGACCCTTTGCGAAGTGGGCAAAACCTGAGAAAAATGATGATTTGGAATGTATAAAACTAGTCTATGGACTTTCAAATTCCAAAGCTCGTGAAGCTCTCCGCCTACTAAGTGATGAACAAATCCAAGAACTAAAAGAAAAAACCGATATCGGTGGATTGAGGAAATAATATGGTAGACCTATCAACTTTTGTTGAGGTGAAACTGAATGAACAAGATGATTTTCTAAAGGTACGTGAAACTTTAACTCGTATTGGTGTATCATCACGCAAAGAAAAAGTATTGTATCAGTCTTGCCACATTTTGCACAAGCAAGGTCGTTATTACATTGTGCATTTTAAAGAATTGTTTGCATTAGACGGCAAGCCTTCTAACATATCCGAGAATGATATTCAACGTAGAAATGCTATTGCGAATCTATTGGAAGAATGGGGTTTGATTACTGTAATGAACCCACAGATTATGACAGATAATATTGCACCTATTCATCAAATTAAGATTATCTCTTTCAGAGAAAAAGATGAATGGGAATTAATTAGTAAATACAATATTGGTAAGAAAAAAACCGATTATTGATATAAATAATTATTATGAAAACTGTGAAATTAAAAAACATATTCAACGGAGAAATAGTGTTCTGTAATGATTTGAATAATATTACAGAAGCTAATGGTAATAAGTTTATTACTGTATTCAAAGAAGAACATAGTCAAAGGACTTTTTTAGTTAATAAAGAGGCCTTTGAGATTGTAACAGATACACCTTAGGACCGCTAAGTAACGTATCGTGGATAAAACGGCTACAACGATAGGGTAGCGCCAGAGCTCGTAACTGGCAGTCAAAAGTGGAACTCG